AGATTTAAATTTAGATGACTTTGAAAAGTTTGATGATAAAGCAAAAAAAATAAAAATTCCTTACATTGTGACAATTGATGAAGGTTCAGGTGAAATTTTATCAATCTATAGAAACTATAGACCCGATGATGTAAATTATTCACGTATAGAGTATTTTGTTCATTATAAATTTTTACCTGGATTAGGTTTTTATGGGTTTGGTTTAACCCATATGATAGGTGGTTTGTCACTAGCAGCAACACAATCCTTAAGACAATTGATAGATGCAGGTACATTAAAAAATTTACCAGCAGGATTTAAGTCAAGAGGTATTAGAGTTAGAGATGATGATCAACCTATACAACCTGGTGAGTTCAGAGATGTAGATGCACCTGGTGGAAACATTAGAGATCAGTTTTTTAATTTACCTTTTACTGAACCTTCAACTACTTTATTCAGTTTATTAGGCTTTGTAGTACAAGCAGGTCAAAAATTTGCTGGAACTACAGACTCAAATGTTGGTAACGATTTACAAAATAGAGCAGTTGGCACAACGATTGCCCTAATGGAACGTGGTTCACGTGTAATGAGTGGTGTTCATAAACGTTGTTACTATGCAATGAGGTTGGAATTTAAAATTTTAGCAAGAATTTGTTCAGAAAGTTTACCTGTATCGTACCCTTATGATGTTTACGGAGGCCCAAGAGAAATAAAAGCATCAGATTTTGATAATAAAGTTGATATTTTACCTGTTGCTGACCCAAATATTATGTCTATGGCACAAAGAGTTACGTTAGCGCAGACACAATTACAAATTGCACAAACAAATCCACAAATACATAACATACACGAGGCATATAGACGTGTTTATGAAGCATTAGGCACCAAACAAATAGAGGGATTGCTGAAACCTGCACCAAAACAACCAGAACCATTAGATCCTGCAAAAGAAAATGCACGTGCATTACAGATGAGACTATTAGTTGCCTTTGAATTTCAAGATCATGATGCTCACATAGCTGCTCACATGGCTTTTATGGCTTCTAGAATGGTTCAAATCAATCCACAAGTTTATGCTTTGATGCAATCACACATCTCTGACCACATTTCTTTCAAAGCAAAAGCAGAAGTAAGAGCAACTATGATGCAAAATAAACAAATGATGATGATGGCAGAGCAAAATCCAGAACAATTTAACATAATGTTCGAGGCTGAGGTTGCAAAAGTTGCTGCTAGAATCACTCAAGAGTTAGTACAAACAGAAGTTGCTACAAACGCTGCAAAACAAGACCCATTAGTTAGAATAAAACAACAAGAGGTAGATTTAAAAGCTATGGATATGCAAAGAAAAGCTGAAGAAATTAAATTTAGACAAGATCAAGAAAATCAAAGGGCAGCAGCTCGTTTAGATTTTGATTATGACAAATTAAGACAACAAGATGAACAATCTGATGAAAGATTAAATATAGCGAGGCAAAAACTTGAGAAAAAATAAAGATCCAAAAGTAGGAACAGGTAAAAAACCTAAAGGTTCTGGTAGAAGATTATACACAGATGAAAATCCCAAAGACACTGTGCGAATAAAATTTGCAACTCCAGCTGATGCAAGTGCAACAGTTGCCAAAGTAAAAAGAATTAACAAACCATTTGCAAGAAAAATACAAATTCTTACAGTTGGTGAACAAAGAGCTAAGGTTATGGGTAAAAACAGAGTAGCATCTATATTTAAGGCAGGAAAAAATGCAATCAGAAAGACAAACAAAGCGTAAAGGACTTAGTGGAGGGGTTAAGTTTGGGCCTCCGCCCAAAAGAGGACCTAATCCACAGGGAATTAACATGGGTAGGTCTAAAAATGCAAAAAAACTTGTACGAAAAACTTCCAAAAAAACATAAACTAATTTTTTTGGCTGGTTTATTTGATGGCGAGGGCAGTTTTGGAATTTGGGGAAAAGGTAACGGTAGAAAATCCTTTCAATGTTCTGTAGAAATGTGCGATAAAGATATTATTCAAAGATTTGTTGATATATTTGGGGGATCAATCTTAACTGTAAAAATTAGAAATGCTAAATGGAAACAAACATGGAGATGGAGACAATCTGGTAAAAAGGCTTTTGCATCTATTGAAAAAATGATAGATTATATGTGTCAAAGAAGAAAGGACAAATACAATGTGGTTAAGTGCAATAAAATTAGCAATTAGCGCAGGAAGTAAAATTTACGCTAATAAGCAAAAGACGAAGATGGCAATGTCAGAGGCACAACTTTTACATGCCGATCGTATGGCCCGAGGTGAGGAACAATATCAGGGTAAACTGCTGGAGGCTCGTCAATCAGACTGGAAAGATGAGGCAGTTTTAATAATTCTTTCGTTGCCCGTAGCTATTTTAGCCTGGGCAGTCGTATCAGATGACCCAACTGCAATGGACAAGGTAAAATTATTTTTTGAGATGTTCTCGCAGCTCCCATCATGGTTCACTAATCTCTGGATCTTGGTTGTGGCTTCAATTTATGGTATAAAGGGAACACAAATATTTCGTAACGGAGGAAAAAAATGACAAAATTATGTCCAAGAGGTAAGGCCGCAGCAAAGCGAAAATTTAAGGTATACCCCAGTGCATACGCTAACGCATATGCCAGTAAAATTTGTGCTGGTAAAATTAAAGATCCATCTGGTGTAAAAAGAAAAGATTTTAAAGGACCTAAACCTGCAGCAAAAGGTGCAATGATGAAAGCAAAAAAAGGTAAAGCGATTATGATTGTAATTGGTGTTGGTAAAAAGAAACCTAAGAAAAAAATGATGGGCGGTGTAGCCAGAACTGCTGGAGCACAATCTGCTATGGGGAGATTACAAAAAGCTGGAATGATGAATACAGGTGGTGATGCAAAAATTAAAAAAGTTATTAAAGGATTAAACAAAGCTTCTAAATTACATACTGGTCAAGCAAAAAGTTTAGGTACACTTGTAAATAAAAAATCAGTTGGAGGCATGACTGATTATTATAAAGATTTGATGTAATGCAAAAAAACATCCAGTATATGAAGTCTGGAGGGCTTAAAAAATGGTTCCAACAAAAATGGGTAGATATTGGCAGCAAACGAAAAGATGGTTCATTTGCACCTTGTGGTCGTTCAAAACAAAAAGCAGACGCAAAGAGGAAGTATCCAAAATGCGTCCCACTTGCAAAAGCCACACGGATGAGCGAGTCGCAAAGGGCGAGTGCTGTCAGACGAAAAAGAGCAGCGAGTAATACAGGACCGAAACCAACAAACGTTAGGACTTAAAATGTTAAAATGGATAAAAAAATTTTTAAATCAATTCAAACCTCAAAGAATATACCCTGATATTAAAAGTGTAAAACCCGAAGTAGTATCTACTGTAGGTTTAACAAAAGGAGATATTAAAAAATTAAGAAAAATGGGTAAGAAGTTAGATATTGATAATTAATACCATTAATATATAAAACCTCTATGACAATTAGAGGTGATAGCACCGAGTACGAACTTTTAAAAAAATGGTGCACAACATTACCTTTTTACAGTAAACCAGAATCAGTTTTAACTTGTGAAATAGGTGTTAGAGAGGGTTTAGGCTCTCAAATTATTATGATGGGTATTTTAGAAAGAATAAAAAAAATACCTTATGAACATATTGGTATCGATCCTTACAATAATTTAAAATATCAGCATTATGATGGGTCTCCAAAATATACTAGTGATTATACTGATGAGATGCGACTCCAAATGTTAAAAGATTTTTCTAATAATAAAAATTTTAATTTTTACCACATGACAGATATTGAATATATGAATTTATATAATTCAGCTGATAGAATTTACGATCTTGTTCATTTTGATGGACCACATAGAACTAAAGATATAGCAAGAGAAGCTTTATGGTTTGCTGATAAATCTAGGGTAGGGACAAGGTTTGTTTTTGATGATTCTAAATTTTTTGACATAGATTCATTAATAAAAATTTTAAGTCATTGGGGTTTCAATATCTTTGAAAATGGCAAAAATAAAGTTTGTCTACAAAGGATGATATAATGGATTTGGATACAATTTCACTTGTACAACATAGAATTAAAAAAGCTCTTACCCGACTGAAAGATCATGCTATATATAGTGTTGACACCATGGAAAAACTACAATATGTTAGGGGTCAAATCAGATCACTAGAGGATCTGCAACAGGATCTTAAAGACCTGCTGTCACAAACGGAGTATGAAGATGAACAAGTCCACGGAGACACCGAAACGGACTGAAGCACTGCTAGATGCATATAAAGATGCAAAAGAAGTTGAAACAGTCCTTGACCCAAATTCGGTTAAACAATCAACATTAGATAAATTACCAACACCCACAGGTTATAGAATTTTGGTTTTGCCCTATGCAGGTCCAAAAAAAACTAAGGGTGGAATTTATTTATCTGATACAACACAAGAAACTATACAGATGACAACTGTATGCGGCCTTGTGCTAAAAATGGGAGATCTTTGTTATCATGATAAAGATAAATTTCCTAAAGGAGCCTGGTGTAAGTTAAATGATTGGGTAATATTTAGTAGATACGCTGGTTCAAGATTCAAGATAGATGGAGGAGAAGTAAGAGTTTTAAATGATGATGAAATCATTTCAACTATAAACAATCCTGCAGATATTTTGCACCATTACTAAGGAGGACAAAAATGGCTGAAGAAAACACAACACCTGAAGTAGAATTAGATACTGATGGAGTGCAAGAACAAGAAATAAATGTTGAAACACCAAAAGTTGGTAACGAAGCATTTGAAAAAAAAGAAGAAGTTGATTTAGGTTATACCGATGTTACTGGTGGTAAAACCGCAAAAGAACTTCTTCAAGAAACAAAAGAAGAAGAAAAAAAAGAAGAAGTTGAACCACAAGAAGAGGCACAAAAAGAAGAAAGTGATCTACAAGACTACTCTGAAAAGGTTCAAAAAAGGATAAAAAAACTTACTTTTCAAGTTAAAGAAGCTGAGAGAAGAGAAAGAGCAGCTGTCGAATATGCAAAAGGATTAAAGAATAAGTTTGAAACTGCAGATAAAAAATTGCAGGAAACTGATTCTAATTACCTTAAAGAGGCCAATGCAAGAATTGACTCTGAGAGGGACAAAGCCAAAGGTGCTTTGAAAGCAGCTATTGAAGCAAATGATCCAGATGCCATAACAGAAGCACAAGACAATCTCACTAGATTAGCTGTTGAAAAGGAAAAAGTTTCAATAACTCTTGCTGAAAAAGAGTTAGAGAAAAAACAACAATCAGAATCTGTTGAAACTGAACAACCACAACCAAGAATAAGTCCAAAAGCTCAAAAATGGGCCGAAGACAATAATTGGTTTGGAACAGATAGAGTCTTAACTTCTGCAGCTATGGGAATACATGAAGATCTATTGCAGGAGGGAATTGACGCGGAGACTGATGAATACTATAATCAAATCAACAAACGTATGAAGGAGTATTTCCCTCAGAAATTTGCCGAATCTTCGAACGAAGAAAAAACTAAGTCTACACCCGTCCAAAACGTAGCTTCAGTTAGTCGAAGATCAGGAGGACGCAAGTCTGTGAAACTCACCAAATCACAGGTAGTTATCGCTAAGAAATTAGGGGTGCCACTAGAGGAATACGCAAAATACGTGAAGGAGGGAACATAATATGTCTAAAGTAAAAACTTCACGCGAGTCTAGTACGAGAGAAAAATTAACTCGTAAAAAAGATTGGACTCCACCATCCAGTTTGGATGCACCAGCTGCACCGTTGGGCTATGCCCACAGATGGATAAGAACTTCTACTAATGGTTTTGATGATCCAGGTAATGTATCAAAAAAACTTAGAGAGGGTTGGGAATTTGTAAAAGCTGAAACCGTTTTAAACGAAATAGGCCCTAACGACTACCCAGTCATCACAGAAGGGAAACATGCTGGTTTAATCGGAATTGGTGGCCTTGTGTTGGCAAGGATACCGGAGGAGATATTGAAAAGTCGTGCTGAGTATTTTAGAAAAATA